GTCGTTACTTTAAAACTGGAGATATCCTTCTGTTTGACTATATATATAACTTCTTGGTTTTTGCCAAGAAAACACGTTATATAGACGAGTCATTAGAATCAACCGCATTTCGCGGTTGGTTGGATATTGAAGATCGACTAGCAGATCAATCAATCGATGGGGACGACTTATTTGCCATCCGGCGGATAATGTCTGTTGCACTTCCTAAATTTGTTGTCAGACAATTCAGGCCGAAATTTGGGCCTGGGTCTGTCAGCGAACGGGGGGTGTACGGTCGTATTGGCAAGGTAGATGACTTTGCATACGATCCGATTATTGATCGTTTCATGTTCCATGGCCATGTTGGTTTCTACGGCTGTGGGCATGAATTAGGTTTGTCATCTGCTGCTTCCGTTCCTAACGGGAGCTGGGATGGCTCTGATAGACGTATCAGCTCCAGAGTTGCTAGACTGCGCTTTGCTCCAAAGGATATTAAGACATCAAGGTCCATTTGCATGGAACCTAATGTTTTACAATACTTTCAGCAAGGTGTACTCGATACGATGATGGAGCTAGTGGGTAACAGTCACTTCAGTCGTTTTATTAGACTGGAAAGGCAGGATTTGAATAGAGAGTTAGCTAGACTTGGGAGTGTTAATTCCTCTGTCGACACTATTGATCTATCCTCTGCCTCCGATTGTTTGTCATTTGAACTTGTTAAGGCGGTTTTTCCACCGTCCTGGCAGATTCCAATGCGCGCGACAAGATCTAGTTCGTGCTACCTTCCTGATGGGACAATTCACCATCTTAAGAAGTTCGCACCTATGGGATCCGCGTTGTGTTTTCCTACCCAATGCATACTCTTTTGCACGGTAGTGAACTACGCAGCCTGCTTGTATACGTACGAAAAGTCTTTTACCACGGATAGCTTCCCGGTCTGGCTAACTGATGATCGAATTCGTCAGGTTATTGCCTCATTTGGCAATACTGACGGGTACGATTTTCGGTCTGGCTTTACGGATCTGGCCGTCTATGGTGACGACATTTGCGTGGACTCTCGTCTTACGCAAACTGTCATGTCC